TGATGAACGTCATTGATATATTCCTTAAATGGTATTCCGTTGGCCTCTCCTTGTTCGCGCACCATCTTCATAAATTTGCGCAGTCGTTTTTGTGGAGGGTCGCCTGTGCTATCAAAAAAGAAAATGACCCGTGCCCGAACATCAATAAACATACTCACCCAATGCTCGCCCGGCTTATTATGCGGGTCTGTATTAAAAACCACGCCGATTTTATGTTTCCCATTTTTCACATGTTTCATAATATCGAACTTACACAGTTCTTCCCAAACACATTCGCCGTCTTCAAGCACCTCGTCATAATCCACCGGCGATGGACCGATAAATAGAAATGACGGATTCGCATGTTCATATTGTTTGAGAGAATTCGCAATATCGATACTTGACAACCACTCGTGAATATCCTTTTTCCATGAATTGGGGGCTTGCGGTGCGAAAGTATAATGAAGCATTTCTTTATCCATACCAGATGATGCGAAGCTTTGACGCAACCAACATGCTTCTTGATGACAAACACGGTTCATATGTTGTTTCAACACGGTCCATATCGCGCGAGGTTCCGTGTCTTCGATTTTCTGGTCAGGGTGGCGTTTATTCCAAAGTGATTTTAACTTGTCGAGAGATTTCGCTGAATAACATGAATAATCCTTTGTTTCGTTGATATCGGGGTCGGTCTGGTCTCTCGGTGCGCAACTTACCGACTTGAATTTATCGCTGTCGGCACCGCTGTTCTCGCCGCTACCTTCTTTGCCACCGCCGACTTTCATCTGCGTCTGCGTCTGCGTCTGCGTCTGCGTCTGCGTCTGCGTCTGCGTCTGCGTCTGCGTATTCATGAAATATTGAAATACTATATACTATTATGTCATTAAAAAATTGAAGTTTTTATATTTTATTCATCATGACGCAAGATATCGTATCGTCGTTTCGTCTATGCCCGTTACTCGTTCTCAAAAGAAGCAGCAGCGCCAGCGCCAGCAGCAAGAAGATGCTGAATACAATACAGGTTCAGGTGATGAACGTCAAACGACCACCGCACCCGCCCGCCGCGTGAAAATAATTACACCTTCCTTCGCCGAGGCAAGCATCCGAACGTATAAGGTATATTCTCCAAAAACAAAACAGAAATCCGGTATTAAAAAAACATCCGAGGAGGCAGCCGCCGAAGTGTTGGTATCGTTACAATACGCCGATGCCGCCGATGCCTACGCAGATAATACCGACGTTGTGGTCTATACCGACGCTGTGAGCGCGACATGCATGAACCCGATGACACCTGTCAGTATATATATGTATCGAATCGGAATTTACAACATAAGCCAGACGATTCATTACAAAACTGCGTATATTCTATACGACAAGAAGAGCCGTATGTATTACGTGTATTCTATCATTTCAAATCAGATACACGCTACGAAGTCCGATGCCTGCAGTGGTGGTGGTGCCGCCTCCAGTTCAGCAGAGGCCCGAACCGAATTCACGCTGCCTTTGCCCAAGAATACAATCCAGTTGAAGTACAAGTCCCTCGTTGAAGACATGATTGCGAATTTCATCATGACGATGATTGTGCCATCAAACGACCACGATTATTACATTCAAGATGACATTATTGGTCTCGTTATCCAGCCCGACGAATTCCAAGAAAAAGCATTCGGCCAAGACTCGTGTTACTACGACATCGAAGATATTGTCTATGACGAATCGTCTGGTGAGACGACAAGCGGATTCAAAGCATTTATGCTAGTTCCGTCACGCCACTTTTGGTATTGGCCTGCGGCGGCATCGGCGGCAGCGGCGGCGTCTTACTACAACAATTATCATGACAACAAATATACAACACAAACGCTGAATTCAGTTCTTATGGTATTGTCGTGCTCAGGATAAGCGTTCGTCGTAGTCACGGTCGTCGTCGCCGCGTTCGTCAGCGGTCTTTGGCTCAGAAGCCAATACACGTTTGGTAATTTCACTTTGATAATCACGCACTTTGGGTAATCGGGAGTTAATATCCACGTCTTCACGCGGCTTCAATACAATAAAATCGTCGATTGTTTTTTTTCGCATACACATTTTATTCGCAAACGACATGATATGATTCATGGACGACGACGACGACGAGGAAGGCGGATGCGGCAACAGCGACGGTAGAGGCTCTTCTTCAACTGGTTCAGGTGTTGGCGTTCTCATTATTTTCTCCTGTAATTCATTCCGCGCGTCATCACTCACCATATCCGTAATATCATTCCACTTCAAATACTCAATACACGCTTTGATATATTCTTGATGCGCGTCATTTATCGTATCATTTTCACAACGTTCATGAAATAAATCTCTCGTCATATTCAGTATTCGTTCTTTATAATACAACTTTTCTTTACGGAATGTTTCTTGGACCGCGTCTGATGTATTCGCTAGCGTCTTTTTACATCTATCATACTTGGTTCGATTTGCCATCACCGAGAGAGTGAGTTCGTTTAATTCATTCCAATTATGTTCTGGAGTAGTTGCTGAAGCACATGTGGTGTCGTCGGTGCTTGCGTCGGTGGTGGTGTTGTTGTCGGTTGCGGTTGTGGTTGCGGTTGCGGTTGTGGTTGCGTGTTGGTCGTGTTTTTTGACTTGGGTCTCGTTTTCCATCTTTGTGTTGAATTGTAAATAATAACAGAACAATAGTTTGTCATATATTGTTATATTATATCATTGCGGGTTGTTTTTATGCCCGCTACGCGGGTCGCTCGTTCGCTATCTTCGCATTGTTAAATGCTCACGTGCGTTCGACCCCGCAGTTGCTTTCGGAATATATGTCGGAAAATTACCACCTGATGTTGGTGTTTGTTGCCCTGCTTCTTCACCACGCCTACTCCCCGAAAATCCTTCCGAAATACGTGATACCTGCTTCGTTTGTTCCTTTTCTTTCAGTTTCTTGTCCAACTGTTCTTTGGGAATGTAATTTGTAGCAGGCTCTACGACGGGCCCACCTTCCCCCGTGCAAAACCCATCATACGTGCAGTCTAACGTGCGTAGCTGAAAACGCGTAGAGTTATCAAACGTTAGTTTGCCTAAATTATGAGGATTCGGGTTCATCGGCGCAAAATTCGTCGCACCATTCTCAAACAAATAAGGGTTGGGTTGTTCGACATCACGGGCGATAACCGTTACATGATACAGGTCACTGTCGGAATTCGGCACATAGACCGCGCGGTCATTCCTTTGAAGTGCGAAAAATTGGTTACGAAGTGATGATTCCAGATTTACACGTTCAGCCCATCCACGCCATGGTGCACGTGCGTTGCCCGGATTGAACACCGTTTCAGTTGAAAACTGCTGATACGGTTGGATTTGAACAGTAGGTGTCGGTCGTGTTTCTAAAATCGGCATCATGGCATATTTCGATGACAACGGGCGAACATCAAATGCCGGTCGTAATCCGGTGGATGGGATATTTCTTTCTGATATGCGCGAATTTATTTCACCAAGACGGTCGTGATGATTCGTATATGCTCCATTTACAACTCCGTAAAATTCCATCGTTGTCTAGTATATACTATACATAGTTTAATTTTATGAGTATCTTTATGATTCTCTTTATTCCGGCCGCGAATAATACGAGTGATGAATAACATATAAACACATTCACATTCTATTATGTATCTGATTATCGTAGTTGAACCGTCATTTCCATGTGCGGAATTTTCTATTTTCAAACCGTCAGCATGGCGAAAATGGCCATCGCTCAATTGAAAACCATGCAGGAGAGTTTTATACTGTCGGCCCATCGCGGTCCAGATAAATCCGTTTTCATGAAAGACGATACTCGCACATGGGGGTTTCATCGCCTTTCCATCAACGGCATGGATGCTGCGGCCGACCAACCCTTTCATCTTAAAAAGTGTCGTTTGATTTGTAACGGCGAGATTTATAACTTTCGCGCACTTATCGACGAGTTTGGTCTTGCCGACGAATACAAGAGTGGTTCGGATTGCGAGATTATCATTCATTTGTATCGCAAAATCGGGTTTCATGAGACAGTTCGTCGATTGGATGGTGTCTTCGGGTTCGTCCTTCATGATTATGAGAATGGCATTACCTATGTTGCGAGAGATCCGGTGGGGGTGCGTTCGCTCTTTATCGGCGTTGTCCGTCACGATGGTATGTTCGGTGGCGAATATTCGGATTTAATGTGTTTGTCGATGAATTCCGACCATTATGGGATATGCGTCTCAAGTGAATTGAAATCAATACATGCGTTGTGTGATACGGTTGTTCAATTTCCTCCGGCGACATATATGGAATACTCCGGTGATGATGAAGGTGCCGCGGTGTTTCGGACGTATTATGACTATGCCTATCTTTCGTATCATTCGCATCAAGGCATCAGCGACATAAGCACCGTATTGAAACGAACGAACGGTTGTTCTTTATTGGAGTGTCAATTGAAAGAGCTTCGTGTGAATTATTCGTATCCGGTGAAGGAACCGGGCGGTGAGGGCGGCGGCGAGGAGGGTGGTGAGGACGGCGGTGAGGGCGAGGTTCTCGCAAAAATACGCAACTTATTCACCAAAGCCGTAGTAAAACGATTGATGAGCGAGAGACCAGTGGGTTGTTTGCTGTCTGGCGGGCTTGATAGTTCGCTTGTTACTGCGATTGTTGCGAGTGAATTGAAACGAACATCACCAGATACCGTGTTGAATACATATAGTATTGGTCTGGAAGGGTCGGTGGATTTGGCTTGGGCGCGACGTGTTGCGGAGTATTTGGGCACATGTCATCATGAAGTCGTGTTGAAAGAACAGGATTTTCTGAATGCGATATATGACACGATATACCAAACCGAGAGCTACTGCACGACCACAATCCGTGCGTCGGTTGGTAATTATCTCATCAGCAAATATATCCAACAACAAAGCGATGATGTCGTGATTTATTGTGGAGATATGTCAGATGAGATTTTTGGTTCATATCGCGGGTTTTTGAAAGCGCCGAGTGACGCTGAGTTTCATCGAGAGAATGAACGCATGATTCGGGATGTGCGGTTTTTTGACTTACTGCGGTCGGATAAAAGCATAAGTGGTGCGGGGTTGGAGGCACGCGTTCCGTTTGCGGATAAGGAGTTTTTGTCGTATGTGATGCGTATTCCACCGCGGTTCAAGAGGTTTGATGACGAGAGAATCGAGAAGTATTTGTTGCGAAAGGCGTTTCAGGGGGGCGAGGGTGCGGGTGCGGGTGCGGGCGATGCGGGCGAGTCACG